CGACCCTGATCCTGTATGGCTCCCAGCAACTGACCAAGCGTTGCAGAAGGCTCTTTGTACGGTAGCGGTATAATCGCATCCCGTATGCTGCCTCCTGGCGCGTCAATGTCCCGCCACTCCCCAGGTTGCAACGGCTCGTCGTCATTACGAACCCGCACCCCTCGCGCCTTGAATCCTGCTGGGAGATTGGCAAGCGTACCCGCGTCAATCAACTGACGCAGAATACTCGTTGCCGCACGACCAAGGCCCCCAATCATATGGATCAAACCAAAGCCGTAGAAACCCAGTCCTGGCATAAACTTGTAGTGAACAAAGAACTGACGTTTGCGCTTGGTTGGATCATCCTCTGCAAAGTTTCGACGTACTGCCAATATCTCGCCAGAGTCAAAATCCATTGTGACAACGTAAGGTAGCTTCAAGCCTGTCGGCTCTCCGTCTGGCCCACGATCCTCAAAGTGCTCTAAGTCTAACTCAACATGCATCTCCAAAATGGTGTGCACATCGTCGCTGTAGTTCTTTGATATACCCTCTAACTCGTTGACCTTTTGGCGAACAGGATCCTCTTCGTTGTCCTCGCCAGTAGGCAACTCAACATCTCGATAAAAACCCATAAGCTGTAGCTTACGGACCTCATTCTCGTCCATGCGAAGAACATGCGTAACGCGTGTCGCTGTCGCCAAATCAGACGCGGAATACGGAACAACCAAGTCTTGCGCAGGCACAAACTTAGATACCGCCCGCTGCTTAGTTTCGTCAAAGTAAACCTTCTTAAACGTAGAACCACTCAATGGAAGATAAAACAACATCTGATCCGTGTCTGGATCAAACTCCTCCATCACCTCAGTGATCTGGTAGTTCATAAAATCTTTAACACGCGCAGCCTGCTCGTCAGTGCCCAAATCACGTAAACCAATAACTTTGGTCTTTACGGGGCCACCAGCAGGCAACATTTCCTTGTACGCCTGCGCTTGAAACTGCGTGACGCTCTCAGAAATCATCGGGTGAGTAATCCCGCTCGCACCCTCAAACGGCTCTGTACGGTCCTCATATTTAATCCCAAGCAGGTCTAAACCCTTGGTGTATGCCTCTTCCCACTCGGACCGCGAATCCAAATCGTCTTCATACAAACCACGAAGCTCGGTAGATAACTCCTGTAGCTCTCTGTCCTCCATAACTTCAGCAAGGTTCATGGCGTGGTTGTACATGGCCTCTTCGCCCATAACCTCACCCTCTAAAGCCATGCCCATCGGTTGGACAATCGCACCGCCCATGCCGTCATCGAAAACCTCAGCACCGCCCTCAAAGTCCATCGGAGCATCAATTGGAATCTCTACGTCTGGAAGTCCTTCCGTATCATCAAGGTTTAACCCTGATACGACCATGTTAGGTGGTAATGCCATCAATAATACACCCTGTTACGGGGCCTCCATTCCATTTCGTCTTCCTCTTCGCCTCGCAAAGAAACAAATCCTCCTTGGCGAAAACGCATGAGTGCTAAAGTCATACTATCACAAAAGTCATCATGATCGCCATTAGGAAATGAAACTACCTCTTCGATGACTTCGTCAGTAAACTTTTTATCTTCGGGTGCCCACACCATACCAGCTTCAAATAATGGCGCAACCATGTGCATCCTAGTTACTTTGTCGTTCCCTTTGCCTGGTGAAAAGCCCAAAGCCGGAACACCGCGAAGCCGCAACTCGTCAATAAGTGGTGTACCCGTCGCTTTCGCTTCGACCAACACCATGTCCGGCTCCCAGTATTCGTGCTCTTCATAGGCTATCTCCTTCAGTTCAGGGAAGTTCCACCTGCCCCTGCGGGCATCCAATAACACTATATTGTCCGCTCCACCCTCTTCAGGCCTGAATATCCCCCATGTGGTAATAGCCGAGTAGTCAGCGGTCTGTTTCTTCGAAAACGCGGTATCGTAAGCCTGTATAATGTAATCAACAGGAGGAATCTCCTCCTTCTCCCACAACTTCCACCACTCACGCTTAATAATCGCACTCTCAGAAGCCGTCGGTGTCTGCTGCCACTGCGCATTCCACTTCGATACAGGCAACGACGCCTTGATCGATAGCAGCGCATCCTTCTCCCAGAACTCGGGCCACAACGGTTTTTCGCTCGGCAAAATAGCTGGGAACTCCACAACCTCCCACTGATCCGACATGATGTCGCTACTCTGCGCCTGAATCAAACGACCAGTCAGGTCTTTCTTACCCCAGCGTGTCATAACCAAGATGATTGCACCGCCAGGTTGTAAACGCTGTCTCGGACCCGAAGTATACCACTCGTATGCGTGGTCAAACGCTGTCTCGCTTAACGCATCTTGTTCCGAATGAGGGTCGTCAATGATAAACAAGTCCGCACCACGCCCCGTAACAGCCGCTCCAACACCCGCAGCAAAGTATTCACCACCTTTGTCAGTCTGCCATTTACCTGCACCTTTGTTGTCCTCCTTCAAATTTGTATTAGGAAACACCTCTTTGTACGCCGGATCGTCAATCAGGTCCCGAACCTTACGACCAAAACGTACCGCAAGCTCCGTATTGTGCGTAGCTTGTATGATCTTGAGCTTTGGATTTCTACCTAGAAACCAAGCAGGCATCAAGTAGCTTGCAAACTCTGACTTCGAATGACGAGGCGGCATATTAATTATAAGCCGCTTGAGTTCTCCTCGTGCAACACGTTCAAGTTTTTCAGCGATAATCCGATGGTGACGACCCTCGATGAAGTTCTCATACACATGATGCGCAAACGGCATGAACTTTTCAGAGGCTTCCTCCCGAAGATCCAGCTTCTTCTTGGCCTCGGTTAAAGCCAAGATCTCCTTCAGGGCTTCTTCAGGTAGGGCCTGTAGATTCATCTAAACTTATACATACCCATGAACGGGTTCATAGATCCCAAACCAACCTGACCTCCACCAGCGTACTGACCAGAACGACGCATGAAACTCACGTCCTCAGACCCTGGTTGCAAGACAAACCCGCCGCCAGTATCGCCAACGCCCAAATACGGAGACAAAGGTGGCGGGGTATATGCAGGAGGCTGATATCCGGTGGTGTCGCCCTCGTCGTCCTCGGCTCCAGCATCTGGGTCGATTACACAAACCTTTTTCTGAGGATCCATAATGTAACCCTTCGGACATGGGTCCACGGGTGGTTTTGCAGAGCCACCGTCATCCGATCTCTGTTGCTGTTGCTGTTGCTGAAGCTGCTGCTGAAGCATGTTTTCTTTGGTACGATTCACGTAATCTTCTGCAACCTTTGGATCATATCCAGCCGCGACAAGTTTATCCACCTGCTCGTCCAACGGAGTGAAAACGCCCGCGGTCAAACCCATGGTTAAGTCCCTGCCGATGCCGCCCAGCAGTCTTCGACCAAAGCCTTGACCCAACTCGTTGCCCGCCGCGTCTTTATAAACAGGATTTAGCGGATTAGCTCGATCCGGCCCCCCTGGACCTCCGCCGTCAGTCATATCACGGATAATCTCGCCAAAGGTGATTCCATCCTTCCCGTCATAGTCATAACCGTAACCAAACATGCCTCCAGTGGTCTCGGTCTCGGGCTTCTTGCCACCTGTAGTGACGCCGCCCTCGTTGTCCGCCGTTTGTGCAGCCTCCGCTTGTTGGTTTTCTACCTCCGCTCGTCTCTGTTCAGCCGCCTCTTGTTGCTTTTGTACCTGATCCGCGTAACTAGCAGAACCAACCCAATTTTCTTTGCTGCGGAACAAATCCAAGAACGGTAAATCCGTAGCCGATGCTCTTGTTTCTCCAAACACAGTCTCAGGCTTGTTTTCTTGGGCCAGCGAAATCGCCGCGATCTTCTCTTTAAGCTGCGAGCCAGAGGTGCCCCCCTGAATAACATCCGTACCAAGGTTGTTGTCCCTGCCCGCGCCAGTATATGTCCGAGTTAAATAACCACCTGGATTCTGTTTCCACTCATACCCATCGCCCGCATACTGACCCGTACTCGAAACCTGACCAATCGTCGAAGACGTATCGTCACTGGTGCTAGTGTCAGATGATGAAGTGCCAGTGACAGAGCCAGAGGAAGAAGTGTCGGTGCTAGTGCTAGTGCCCGTACCCGTACCCGTGCTCGTCGAATCAGAACCACCCGCCGGAGGGTTGTTACCAGAAAAATTAGTGCCCAAAGCTCGGTCAATAGAATCCCAAAAACCAAACTGAGGAAGCCCGCCTGGACCAGGGGTCCCCATGCCACCTAAACCCTGCAATAATTCCGCCTCGTCTGGACGAATATACGCCAGCAAATGGTCCTGACCATAAATGTCCGTGCGACGAGGTACTACCGCTCCGTCGTCCGTCGATACCACCCCAGCCTGTACGTCAGGTATAAAAGGACGATCCATGGTCCGTGGTGCAGGAGCCTGTGCCCGATACTCACGCGCCTTCCCGTCCTTGCCAATTACAATAGCCATTATCCAAACCTCATAATCTGTGGTTGCGCTAATCCATAATTAGCAAAAGGCATTATGCCCTGACCGTAACCAGACATCATTCCCATAGGCTGCTGCATCGGTTGCTGCATCCCTCGTTGCACAACATCCTCCAAAGTCCCAACCCGCTTCTCAATAGGAGCACTCGAATTAAACAAGCTACTCCCACCCTGCATCGGGCTTCCAAACAAATCTCCCAAGTTCCCAGTCTTGTAATCCTGAATAAACTGCTTGCGGTCCTCGCGACTCATGCCCAACGACTTCGCATACTGACCTGGATCAAACGGATTATAAACAGACGGTTGAGGACTATTAAATCCACCCATTCCAAAGAATGAACCCAAACCACCACCAAATGGCATCATAGGTTGGTTGCTGGGCATTACGTCTCGAACGTACATCTAATGTCTCCTCTGACGGTATTCTAACCAAAATCATACAACGAAGCAACGCCTAGTCGACCTAAAGCCGTGGACCCCGAACCACGGCTACCCATCGTAGACCGATAATCAACCTGCGGTGCCTCCACTTCAGGCGGGGCAATCGCCGCTAACATCTGATTCAAACCCAATCGCTGACGAGCCTGACGCTTCTCCTTCGTCAGGTCCATCAACTCGTCCAAAGCCTTAACACGCTCCTCGTCTGTCTCACCCGTCTGCATAATCGCCGCAATGTATTCACGCGTCCCCTCCGGATACTCCCG